TCATTTTGAAAATTTAACATCAGGCCTCATTGTTTTAATTTGACTAATTATGCTTTGTTCCGCAATTATGTAATTCAGATCGGCCGCCTTACATAGTTCAGTAATATCTATATTTGTAGCATTTTTTAAGTTAGTACGATTTAAATTACAACCTTCAAAGTTTACGCCTTCAAAACTCGAACCTAAAAAAATAGAACTTTTAAAATTACTGTTTTTGAAGTTTGCATTTTTAAAATCACAATTATTGAATTTATTACCCACAGATGTCGTTTTTTCAAAATTAGTATTTCTAAAGTTACAAGAGTCAAACCTTGCGTTTCTAATTTTGCTTTCTGAAAAGTCTGATGATCTTAAAGAAGTTTCAATTACAGAAAGTGTGTTTATATATACTTTTTTCGCATTCAAAGCAGTAAAATCCGATTTTCTTATCTTAACATCACGAATTTCAACGCCAGCGCCTCCAATTGCGATTCGATGTAGTGTATATATATCATGACCAAGTGATGACAGTCTTTTTAATATTCCGACTTTCCTTAAATTTAGCTGGATGTCGTCGTACTTAGCAATGTCACTTAATTCATTAAGCATCGAAGATATAATTGAGTTGCTCTCTCCCTTTTTGTGAAAATAGAATAAGATTACCCCAAACACAAAAAAGTCAACTACTGATGAGTTTAGGTTGACTAAAACCCCTTCCCAGAATTGTTTATTATAAAGTCCGGTGAAGGTGTTTGGTAGTATATGAATGCTTAACCAAGGAAAGAAAGCCGTTAATAAAAATACTATCAATAAATAAATACTGAATGTACTTAATGCAGCGAACACGGGACGTTCATAAAAGTAGGTAAGCACTTTTTTCATAAATCGATGGTCCAGTTCCATTTAACACTTTGTTTGATTACTATTATTGATAGTGTAAATGTAACAGTTAGTTGTGTGTTTTTAAATTGTAAATTAATTTCAATAAGAAATGTTTTTTCATATGCTTAGCACATCACTGGCCTTAAGTGTTGCCAAGGGATTGAAGCGTAGAGCGCTTTCAAGGTGGTCAGGAGCTAGGTGAGCATAGCGCATGGTCATTTTTATGTCATGATGGCCCAGGATTTTCTGAAGTGCAAGGATGTTCCAGCCGGACATCATAAAGTGTGCTGCAAATGTATGGCGCAGGACGTGGGTAAGCTGTCCGCGTGGAAGAACGATCGAGGTTCACCGCTTCGCACCAGCGTGCTCCCGTACTCAAGCAGATTTTAACGACCAAAGCGAGCAGGGTGCTTTGGCGTTGGTAGTCGTATAGTAGCTCTGTGATCTGCTCATGAGTTAGCCAGGGCATTTCTTTTTCGGCAATGGTGAACTTGCGCATGTTCTCCAGCGGGTTCGGTGCTGCCCATTCACCGAGTCGGGCCAACTCGCTAAAGACTTCACTCAGATAGCTTTGCTCCAGATTTATAGTTACCGGGCTGGCACCTTTCTTCCACTTCTCCCTAAAGTAGATTTCACCCGTCAGGCGCTTGTCACGGTAATGCGCGAATAATTTCGAGCTGAGATCAACAGCGAGAGGGTTTCCGAGTGCATCGACCATTAGAACCAACTTGTCGTAAACATGCTCGCCAGCGGTCAGGGATTTACCGTGCAGTTTGAACCAGAGTTCAACGACGTCTTTCAGAGTCCGGCGATCAACCGATTCTCCCAGCCAAGGCTTAGCCTCTGTTTCATCCATCGTGTGACGTTCGAAAGCTAGTGCTTCGCCTTTGGTGGAGAACTGCTTGCGCACACGACGCCCACTACGTCCGGCGGGGTAGCATTCGCAAATCCATTTACCTGTGATGAGTTTTCGTACTGCCATAAAAAGCCCTCATGTCTGAGGGTTAAATGTAACTGTATACTTGAACAGTGGTCAGCGTTTGAAAACGCTGAATCAAACATCTTCAATTGAGCATCATTTTTTCAATCGTAGCTGAAACTATTTTTTCTGGCGATTGCATGCTAGCGCCATGCGAGAAAAAGTTAGATGTCGACATTATTTTCCAATTTTTCCGGGCATCTTCATCCGTTATGAATAATGAGGATGTCTCATTTATAAAGGCAGATATAATTCCGTAAATTGCGAATTCAGTATTGTCAATACTATAAATATCTTCTTCATAACTTAAATATGTAAAGCCTAAGATTTTAATAATTTCGTCAGCGTTTACTGTGCTGTTTATATACTTTAATGCAGCAGATCTGTTTATCGAGTATAAAATAACCCCAAGTGTTCTATACAACGAGTAACCAAAAATTTTACCTGTACTAATCGCGCCATTTGATAATGCTTGGTAAATTTCAAAATGCCGTGATAGTGTTTCAACTTCACGTAAAGAAAGGTTCGCCCTTTGGATTATTAATTTGATTACATGCCCGCAAGCTTCCTTCACTTCTTGCAGCTGGGATGAACTTTCTGTAAGTATTTCCCATAATGCAGCAGATGTATGATTAGGAGTGTAATTATCTGGTTTAAAAGTATCTGGCAAAACCAATGTGAATTTAATGAATTTATCTAAATATTGCTCTGCATTAATAGTTGAGCCATATAGATGATTTATCGATGCTTTAAGTTGTTGTGTTTTTGCAACTAATATGAAATTTAGATTAATTATATCAAAAACATGCTTAATATTTTCAATGATTGAAAGGGCGAAGGTTGGTTTGCATCTATCGAGTTCATCAATAATAATAGTTATTTTAAACTCTTCAGTAAGTTTAGAAACAGTATTTCTTAATGTTTCTATGTTTTTTTTCGCTTCGATATGATCTTCTAATAATGTTTCGACAGTGCCATCTATTGCACTGGATGTGGCTTCTTTGATTGCATCCTCAAACTCATCGGCTATATCATCAGCATTCTGTTTTAACACCCAGCCTGTACCTGCTTTGAAAATGGTTTTCAATCCAAAGCGTATTGCGGGCAAAGCTTTTTTAATCAACTCTTTCCTTTTCTCTTCAGGTAGTATTGCTGCAATACCTGCTATAAGAGTTAGAATAGGTGCATCGTTATGATCCTCTGAGAATGCATCAATATAAATGACTTTGTGAGCTTCATTCCTTTCTTCAATAAAATGTGCAAGTTTCTTACTGAATTCTGTTTTTCCTGTTCCCCAACCCCCATCAATTACTAATGGTGATATATTGATATTTGAATTGAGTAATAAAAGCAGTTTTTCAGCTATTGGTTTGCGAAGAAATTCATCACGTGTATCAAAAGTTAAGTCATGGCTCATTCTATGCCCCATTAATTATTTGAACATATTTTCTTTGATTTACTTTTGGTTCCATCATTACATACAAACTTCCCATCAGGTGAGCAATGTGAAACGCCACCTTTTTTTCCTGAACATGGATAGTTCTTTGCATAACTAATAATAGGTAAAAATACACTTGCGCAAACAAGTAGATTTCTTATGGTTCTGGAACGCATATTTATCTCCTTATAAATCAATTAACATAATTCACTATCGCGCTTCTGATTTTTCCGATTATATCAGTGTCATCTATTTTGCACTCAAAGGAACTGCTGCCGCCCTCGACATTTAGACGATGTCCTGGCAGCCGGGTCAGCTTCCTGATAGCAACCTCGCCATCGATACCAACGATCCACTTACCATCACGTACATCTCCATAATCCATATCGCAGATAAACTCTGATGTGCCATCGATCACAACAAAAGGTTTTTTCAGTTTTTTAGGTAAAAAGTTGTTATCGAAAATGTAAAAACCATCAGGGATTAATTTTCCGCTAGATAAAATGTTCTTTTCAATCTCTTTGGTGTTTTCTTTTTGCGAACTTTGTTGTGTGCCTTGCCCAGTAGTGAGCCAGTTTAGTGACGTGCCAGTCTCAAGTGCACATTGAATCACCCATTCTGCAGGGAATGAATCACGCATATAGCGTGTAGCAAGGGTGCTTTTCGATATGCCCAGATGGTCGCACAAGGCTTGTCTTGTCTTAAAACCATAGGCTTCAACCATACGGTCTATGGTTCCACGCCCGCCTTTTTCCAGATTCATGGTCACTCCAGGTGAGCTTTTATCTTGTAGATTTCATTATGCGATCGCATGTTTATCGTGTTCACAAAATACAAACGATCAGCATTCATCCTGATTAATCATTGCTAAACGAGGAATGTTGCATCATGAGACCTAACATTTCAATCACTCTCATCCCCCCACGTCACTATCGAAAGATATAGTGAACTCACTGGGTTATCTATCGACACCATCAACGATATGCTTGCAGATGGGCGGTTGCTTCGTCATCGCCTACGCAAGGACAAAAAGCGTGAAAAAGTGATGATTAACATCGCTGCAATGACGGTCGATGCCCTTTCTGATTGCAACGTGACTATCAACTAGTTCCATTTTGAGACTTCACGGAGCAACTGACTATGTTTGACTATCGCATATCAAAACATCCCCATTTCAATGAGGCCTGCCGGGCCTTCGCGCTGCGTCACAACATGGCAAAGCTGGCAGAACGTGCAGGTATGAAAGTTCAAACCCTGCGTAATAAGCTCAACCCGGAGCAACCGCACCAGCTCACAACGCCAGATATCTGACTGCTGACCGATCTCAACGAAGACTCAACACTGGTTGATGGTTTTTTGGCGCAGATCCATTGTTTGCCGTGTATGCCAATCAATGAAGTCGCACCTCGCAAAGGCACGCCGACCAGCTCATCGCCAAATACATTAGCAAGAACATCGACGGGCGTGGGCTGGCAAAAGAGATCAGCAAAGAAACCGGCAAATCACTACGCGATAGTGCAGAGCACGTCAGTGCCTGGGCATCCCTGCACCGCGTCCAGCAGTTCCGTTTCTTCGGCATTCCCGGGCGTCAGGCATAACGTGATCTGCGTCTGCTGGCCGGGCAGGCCGCGAGAGCGCAGGGGGATAAAAAAGCAGGTGCGCAGGTGCTGGAAAATGCGAGGCTTGATGCCGTGTTAGCTGCCGCTGATGCGGGTTGCTTTGCCACCTACATCATGAAGCAGGGCGTTGTTCTGGTCCCCCGCAAACATCACCTTATCCGAACCGCATACGAGTTTAACGACGAGCCGGGCACCTACGGCGATCACGTTATCCGTATCTATGGCATATGGTCCCCGATTATTGAGGTCCGGATCTGCACGCACGCGATGAAGTGGAAAATGGTTCGTAAGGCCATTGACGTTCAGGAGGCGACAGCCGACCAGGGCGCTTGCGCGCCTTGGACTCGTGGCATTAACTGTCCCCCTGTTGAAAAAAATGCACCAGACAGGGGGCGAATTGCCGGGCAGCGAAGAACCCGCAGCGCTGCCGAACTTCGAAAATATGAGCAAAAGGACCTGCGCAAGTTGACGGCAAGGCTGCGGCTGGTTAAACCGAAGCGCCGAAAAGGCTACAAACAGGAAATTATGGAATACCAACGGCTACAGCTCGATGCGGAGTTGCTGTCCAGAAGCTTTGACGCCAGTGATACGGAAGTGGATCTGCTTCTGCGTGGCGGCAGCCTGCCATCTGGAGCCGGGCTGCGCCTGTTCTACCGGAACCAGCGCCTACAGGAGGATGACAAGTGGCGTCAATGGTACTGATAGCTCACAGAAATAGCATATCTATTAATCAAAGAGTTAGCTGAGTAAAAAACTATTTCAGCTTTAAAATCATATGATGTACTGCATGTATAAACAGAAATATTGGGAGGGAGTTGTGAACGATTTGTTCATAGAGTCACTTGCACTGCAGCGGATAGAACTTATGGCCCGGCTGGTTGCCAGCTCAGATTGTAGCGATGACGACAAGGAGGTTGCGATTTCGTGGCTGTCGGAGCTGACAAGCGATCTGGTTACCAGGCTGAATGAATATGGAGTGGGGCAGTATGAGAGTACGCATTAGTAATTCCACACCATGGGAAACTCCCTCCCATATGACATCCTGCGGTTTGAGAACGCAGCGCATGTCTATGGTGCATGGATTCGCATGATCCAAAAAGGATCTCAACGGGTCGGGGCCGCCAGAACTGGCGCGCTTTCCGGCCCGTCATGCGCCTGCATGAAAACCACTACACAAAGCGTGCAGGCGTGGCGGGGATACGCGCGCGCAAAGTGCTTCACTTTCATAAGCATAGTGGATTAAACTTTCTAAAACTGGGAGGACACAATGATTACTGAATTCTCGTTAAACAACTTTAAATCGTTTAAGCATTTGGATGGGTTTAAGATTAATAATCTAACCATTATCGCTGGGAAAAATAGCTGTGGTAAATCTTCTATACTTCAAAGTCTGCTTCTCTTAAGGCAAACCTTGACAGGTAGAGGTATTGAAGCCCTGGAGTTGGATGGTGAGCATCTTACTTATTCTAATCTAAAAGAAATTGCATATTCATTACCACCGATAAATAGAGCCAAGATAAAATATTCATTTGAAATAAAGGGCAAGAACGAAACTTGTTATATCGACTTTTCTATTGTAAACAGAAAATATGATCATCATTATGCACCTGATATTGATTACTTTAAAACTCGGATTGTTAAAGACAAAGGCCGAACTCGTACAGTTAACTTTTTTAAGCCGGCTTTGGATGAAAAAAAGCTATCATATTTATTCCCTGTAAAATTAATTGATCAGCTTGCTTCTGATATTAAAATATCTACATCTTTTGTCAACTTTATGCCTTATTCGTTAAGTGCTGAGCTAAATTTGATTAGTCCGAAAAGCGGTAAGAAAAGCAAAAGAGTTATACCAGTGCCAATGTTGATGGCATATCCGAGTGAGGTGCCATATTTAGAGGAGTTTAATAGATTTCTAAGAGATATAAAATACCTCGGGCCAGTAAGAGCTACACCAAAGAGGGCATATGTGCATTTTACTGAAGCAGCAACGGATTTATTACCATCAGGAGAAAATGCAGCTCATGTTCTATGGGCAAGACAGAATGAGATTGTTAGTTTTGAAGGAAGAGATGAAATATTAATTGATGCATTGAATAAATGCATAGATATCGTTGGCTTAAGTCAGGTTATTAGTCCATCCAGAATTGGCGACTTAATTTATAAAATAAACCTTTCTCAGAGGGATTGCAAAGGAGAAGTGACAATCTCTGATGTAGGATTTGGATACTCTCAATTAATTCCTATAATATTATTGTGCTTGCTTAGTGATAAAGATGATTTAATAATACTTGAGCAGCCAGAAATACATTTACATCCTTCTAGTGCAGCAAATTTGGCCGATTTATTTTTAAGATTTATTCAGGATGGCCGCAGAATATTGATTGAAACACATAGTTCCGAACTTATTAGTCGATTGCGTCTTCGTGTTATTGAATCTCCAGAACTAAAAGACAAAATTACGATTTCTTTCGTTGATGCAGATGATATAAATAATGGGGGGGCAAAAGTTAGGCAATTCAATATTGATGAGAAAGGAATGTTTCCTGTTTATCCCGATGGTTTTTTGGATGAGTCTGATAAGTTAGCTGAAGCTATAATAAGAGCTAGGGTAAAGAAAAACAAAGAGAAGAAAACAATCGCGGCGGGTAAGTGTAATGAATAAGATTACATTCTGCCCGCATATAGTGATGGACGTACCTGAAAGCACAATTGAAGAAATTGATGATTATATTGTTAGTCATTTTTTGAACTTTATGTCTGCGATCGATTTTGAAAAATTAGAGGTGATTTTTTCAAATGAATTAGTGGAGCGATTTAAAGAGCATTATCCATGGAGAAGAACAAATGATGATGAATGGGGACCATATGTTACTCAATGGTATGGTTTAATAATGTCTAAAATGAGTAAAATTGATCTGATTGAACATAAGATTATAGAGTGTGAACTTAAACATAACTGCAATGCAATAAGTCAAGCGACAAAGGAAATATTTAATTCTTTCCTTGAGATAATCGCGACACACACACTTTCTGAAGGATGTAATGAGGAAGCGATTTTTTCACCGGTTGAAGATTGTAATAGCCGCAGTGATTTTATAATTATAAGAGATTTTGATGACTTAAAACCAGCTGAGTACACTTGGTATAGGTTTTATCCACGCGAACTTCCTTGTGAGGGTGAATCTCCATTTGTTCCTCCTGCCGATTGGAGAATGCATCCTCAACCTAAAAAAGGTACTGGTCACGGTTTTATAGATATAAATAACCGCGAATGGAAGCGCGACACCCTCCATAAAGATCATTGGGATGTGCAAGATGTTCGGCAAGGCAGGGGGAAATATAATAACGTGAATGATGATGGTAGTATACGTTGAATTACTAAAAGGCTGTTTTCAGCCTTTTAGTAATAATATTAGCTTGCCATTATGTTTTCTAAAAAATACTCTCTAAAATTAATTATATTTTGTCCAAGTTGGTTATTAACCTTTTTAAATCGTTCCTATAAAGGAACTAATTCGTTTCGTACAAACACTCGGCTGGCCTTCTCCACATCCCCAAACCCACCAACATTGCTAGGCATAATCCCCATCATCTGAGGCGGAACGCGATACGCTGCCATCATGTCATCTCGGCTTACGTTTTTGATATTCAGAAACTCATCCTTCGCCGCTACCTCTGACAACGGTATGATCTGAATGCCATCCTTTTTGCCATTGGGCGAGTACATAAACAGGTTTCGGAAGTTGCCCGGTCCCTTAGCGCTTTTCATCGCCTGGCGAATGTTGTTCACATCCTCTTGGTTCTGCGCGGCGTCGGTCATATACATGATGAACCCCGCGTGGCTGCCATCGAGGTAATACTTGCGGCGGAACAGAGTAGCAGATTCATTCAGCAGGGCAGAAGAGATGGCGGACAGGTATTCTGGCAGGCCGTAAATCTCCTGGTTTAAATCCGGCATCATCAGGTGAAAAATGTTGCCTCTGGTGAACTCATACGGCTGCGTGGTCACGCCGTACTGCACAAACTAGTAGATATCCACACCGCCCCGGGTGTATTTCGCTAGCGATAACTCAAGCGACAGAATACCGCCGAGTCGGATGGTGCGCTTTTCAAGTTAGACGTTACCGGAGACCAGATAGTCTTGCATAAAACGGCTGAACGCCTGTTGGCACAGTAGCGGATGCGGGATAAAGGTGCTGGTCAGAATATTGTGCTTCACGGCAATAGGTGAGCTGTGATGTACGGCCGCACGATAGGTGCTTGCGAGCCCGTCAAAACTCAACGGAGGTGCATGCTAGCGGTCCATTTGCGCGTACTCTACATAATCCAGCAGCTTTCGGCGGCCCAGTATGGGGATCGCTAAAGCTGAAGTCTTCAGTTCTTATCGCACCGCTGGGGTGATCCCCCTTTACCAACTGCATCATATAACTGCGGGAGCGTCCAGGCCTTATCGGAGGTGCAGCTTATCGTGAGCGGATGATCCTGGGCAACGCAGTACCGCCTGGAAAGGATTGCAGGAATAATTTGTTTATGATTTAAGGCCTACTTGCGCAGTGTTACACTTTTAATAATTGCGCTGCTAATCTCCTTTTGAAACCCCTTTCATCAGCAATCTCCATTAATCTTGCTTCTGCTGCAGCCTGGCGGCGCATTCCTGAGAGTATCAGTCTAAAGTCATGAGTATTCCCCTGAATATTTAATGGGAGGGGAATCGTTGCGAGTAGTATATCCTCAAGTTCCCATGGCGCCTCGACAGGTATCCAGTGAACTTTGGCATGCTTTTCCATCCAGACGTCAAGCCACTGCTCGCCTGGGTGAGTGAATGTCATTCGGGACCCAGATCCAACCCGGCGCAGGGGAAAGCTACTTACACCACTTAACAGCACGCCAAGCGTGCGCCTAAGCGTCGAGCCAGCAGCATTGCCGCTGTAATGCGTTTTGATACGTTTCCTTAAATTAGAACGGCTGTTGGGTTTCCCACGTTGGTCTGGCGAAATGCCTACATACAGCAGAGTGTAGCCGTCAAAGGTAATGCAGCCCTCTGTAGGAATGCCTGGAGGAATTTCCTTAAACCACCAGAAGTAGACGCCATTCACTGCTGGAACTGGCGTTGGCTTGCTCATAACTTCCGTTCTGTCGTAAGTCTTCTCGGGGTAAAAATCGAACATGCGGCTTCCTTGCTGACTTTTTTCCTGATTTTATTCGTTTGTTATCAGGAATCGATAGTTTTTGGGAAGCAATTAGGGTGAAAAATTTGAGAGAAGAAGCTCAGATTTCTTTGAATGGTTTTTACACTGCCGCCGCACAGGACAGAGTTTTTTATAAATGATTGATTTTATGGGATTAAGAATTTCAGGCAACAAAAAACCCATCAACCTTGAACCAAAACGGCGGGGTTGATGGGCTCCACAAATTGGGGACATCAAAGAAAAGCAGTGGCAATAGTTATGACTGCCCCCTGATAAAAAAGTTCTGCGCGTAACGAAAATTTTTTCGTCGTGCGCAGAACTTAAGAGTTATCCGAGTCCAGGCCAGATGATGATGATCAGCGTACCCGCCAGCGTAAGCAGTACGTTAGCAATAGCGTAGGTGCCCGCATAGCCCAGCGCAGGAATATTGCTGCGTGCGGTATCACTGATAATTTCCATTGCCGGGGCGCAGGTACGGGCCCCCATCATTGCCCCGAAGAGCAGGGCGCGGTTCATGCGAAGCACATAAGCACCGAACAGGAAGCAAATCACGACCGGTACCAGGCTGACAATAAGTCCGGAAACCAACATCTGCCAGCCAACAGCCCCCAGGCTGTGGCCAATGCCGCTACCGGCGCTTAAGCCGACACCCGCCATAAAGACCATCAGACCAAACTCTTTCACCATATTGAGCGCACCCTGCGGAATGTAGCCGAAGGTCGGGTGGTTCGCTCGCAGGAAGCCCAGCATGATGCCGGCGAACAGCAGCCCGGCAGCGTTACCGATGCCAAAGCTAAAGTTGCTGAACTGGAAGGTGATCATCCCGATCATCAGGCCAACGATAAAGAAGGCGCAGAAGGCCAGCAGGTCGGTGACCTGGCTGTGAATAGAGATAAAGCCGATGCGGTCCGCAACGGTTTTCACGCGTCGCGCATCGCCGCTGACCTGCAGAACGTCGCCTTTATTCAGCACGACGTTGTCGTCAATTGGCATCTCAATCTGGCTGCGGATCACGCGGTTGAGGAAGCAACCATGATCGGTCAGCTTCAGCTGCGCCAGACGACGGCCGACGGCGTTATGGTTTTTCACCACAATCTCTTCGGTGACGATACGCATATCGAGCAGATCGCGGTCAAACACCTCTTTACCGTTGCGGAAGCTCGGGTCGAGGCGGGCGTGGGCATCCGGGTAACCGACCAGGGCAATGTCATCGCCCATCTGCAGCACGGCGTCGCCGTCCGGGTTTGCCAGAATGCCGTTACGGCGAATACGTTCGATATAGCAGCCTGTCTGGCGGTAAATCCCCAGCTCGCGGAGGTTTTTCCCGTCCGCCCATGCAACCAGCTCGGGCCCAACGCGGTAGGCGCGAATCACGGGCAGATAGACTTTACGCTTGCTGTCGGTGTCCAGACCGCGTTCGCGGGCAATTTGCTGAGCGCTGGTCTGCAAATCCTGGTGCTGCAGTTTTGGCAGGTAGCGGGCGCCCACAATCAGGCTCACCAGACCAATCAGATAGGTCAGGGCATAGCCCAGGCTCAGGTGGTCGAGCGCGGTAGAGAGTTGCGCACCGGCCATGCCGGAGTGGCGCAGGGTATCGCCTGCACCGACCAGCACCGGCGTGGAGGTCATCGAGCCGGCGAGCATACCGGCCGTCAGCCCGATATCCCAGCCAAACAGTTTACCCAGCCCTAAGGCGATCAGCAGCGCGCTGCCGACCATGACCAGCGCCAGCATCAGATAATTTTTGCCGTCGCGGAAGAAAATTGAAAAAAAGTTGGGCCCGGCTTCCACACCAACACAAAAAATAAACAGCATAAAGCCTAAGTTGAGCGCGTCCGTGTTAATGCTGAAATGCTGCTGGCCTAATAATAGTGAGACGACTAAAACGCCAATGGAATTACCAAGTTGAACCGAACCAAGGCGCAATTTACCCAGGCAAAGGCCCAGCGCCAGTACCACAAATAATAACAGGATGTAATTCCCATTTAACAAGTCTGCGACGTTTATATTCACGGAGGCTAACTTCTTGTTTACCAGTAAGTTGTTGAATGAAAGGACTTTTTGGGCTACTGTTTTCTGGGTCAGGGAAAGGCTTTAACGCTCCCTGTTTCCAGCTTTATTCCCTAAAACATTAGCTGGCGGTTAGTTTAATCGTATTAGCTACTGACAGCCACCTATTATCGCTTCACCCTGTGTGTACTTTGGCAAGGATTGCCGCATTGCTTTATCTGACTGGGCGTCTACCCGACGAAAGTGTATTTGATAGAGATAAGTCAGGAGGATAGTTTGAACATTAAACGAAACTGGGCGGGGGTGATCAGCTGCTTTTTGCTGTTCATTGTCGTTTGCATGTCCCTCGCTTTTAATGTGAAGGGGGCGTTCAGGGCGTCGGGTCATCCGGAGCTGGGGTTGCTCTTTTTCACCCTGCCAGGGGCTGCTGCCAGTTTTCTCTCCCGCCGGGGGGAAGTGGTGAAACCGTTACTGGGCGCAATACTTGCAGCGCCGCTGTGTCTGCTGCTGATGCGGTCACTGTATATTTCAACGCGAAGTTTCTGGCAGGAGCTGGCGTGGTTGCTGAGTGGCGTCTTCTGGTGCGCACTGGGAGCGCTATGCTTTTTGTTTGTCCACAGCATGTTGGCCCGGCGCAGACACCACAAATAA